GTTCGTTGCGTTCGCCCCCTACTGTCGCACAGACGATGTTCTGTGTGATGCGATGTAATGTTTAGAGGTGCATTATGTCAGCTTGTCTAAATCACCTCCAAAAGAGGTGACATGATGAGGGTTAGGGTTTTCGACAATTCCAGCACTGATAGCTATCAGAGCGGGAGTTACACGCAAGACGGCAAGTGGTGGAGTTCCACCGGCGTCTTCGCTAATCAGGTACTAAACGTCATGAACGACGTGGTTGTACCAGAGTACGAAAAAGAGAAGAATCTGGGAAACCTATTCTTCAACCCGATGTCCAGGTACCGACGATGGTCTGTTGGTACTGGTGGACTCACGAACCTTTCCGCGCAGAACGCCAATGGCGACTGTACGGGAAGTTGGGCTTACAGTTTCTTGTGCCCCATTCAGGACAGCAATGCCGTTTCCATATCCGATGTACAGGATATGTTCGACAAAACTGTTTTTGTCGATTTGAAAAACGCAGCGATTGCGCAAGCATTCGCTAACGTTGATCAGACCGAACTACTGCTTGGAGCTACCTTAGGTGAAGCGCCCGAAACGTTAGCTTTTATTGCTAACCTCTTTAGGCGCCTCATCTCCGTCGTTAGGTTTTTCCTAACGAAGAAGGGCAAGATTGCTGTATTAAAACGGCTTCGGAAAATCACAGCCAAAGAAGCAGCCGACGCTGTGTCGGATGCATGGTTGGAACTCCGTTACGCCGTTCGCCCACTAGTCTTCGAAATGGATCAGGCTGTAAAAGCCTTCAAAAAATCCATCGAAGCGAATGAGCGGTTCGTGGCTCGAGGAAAGGCAACATGGGATGACACTTATGTCAACTCATTTTCACGTACCGTCTATACTCGACTGAGTGTTACTCAGAGGGAAGAGATACGTGAAGTCTATAGTGCTCGGGCAGGTGTTTTATATAACCTGTCTAGCGATATAGATGGCCTTTCTTTAACGTTGGGGTTAGGTAACCCCATCGAGTCGGTGTATGAGCTAGTTCCTTTTAGCTTCATACTCGATTGGCTCCTGAACATCGGGGATATCCTCGCTGCTTGGGAAACAAATGCCTCTTTATTGGTGCAAGGATCATGGGTAACTGAGCGATTATATCGTGAAACCAAGATAACTGCTGTGTCTCCAGTTGAGACATGGACAGATATCGGTTATACGAACGTTCAGTTTACTATAGAACCCCAAGATCCATGTACGGTTATCGAGGATGTGCAATTACGCACAATAAGTCCCGATAAACCGGTGCTACCGTCAGTCAATGTAAAACTTGACCTGGCCAAAATCTTAGACCTAGTGACAATAGCTAGAGGGTTGTTTCGCGCGACCGGAAGGCATTGATCACGCTTCAAACAGGAGTTCACTATGCAGGAAAATACCATTACCCTGGCCGTCGATGAGACGAACACAGGGTCCACGACCGATATCACGTTTCGCCGATATGAGGAGGGTCAAAACAAGGCTGTTTATGTAAGCCCTGATAACACTCTTCTCAGTCGGGATCAGTTGGCCTTTTTCAGGTCACTGCCGAAGGTGAACGGTAATTTCAGAGGAATGGCAAAGTCCAGTGCCAAATTCACCCAGGATCTTGAAGTCCCTGGTGTTGATTCAAGCACGGACCTGACTGTCCCTATGATCGTGGAAGTATCCATGTCGTTGCCCGTCGGAGCGACGGCCGCAGAAGCCCTACTTGGGCGACAGCGCGCCATTGCACTCCTGGACGACGATGCAGTGATGATTAAACTTGAAGAGGGACTCGAAGTATAATGGGCCCTGAATTTGAGACCGTCGGCAATGCTGTCGGCACTATTGTTGCGTGGCTTATCAACTGGCTATTGGGCTTAATGCCCATTATAATGTAGCCAGCTCATTTTTCACGTAGCACTAAAATCATTACAATGGAGCTTCCAAATGTTGAAAAAACATAAGGGCGGTAAGAAAAAGGTCTTCAGCATGGAGCTGAGCCTTCCGCGAAATTTCCAGTATAAGATCTTCGCGAGTCTGTACAAGGAGCTAGGTTGCACTGGCGCTGCTGATGTTTCTCCTTTTGTCGATGACATATCCGGCGACCCTTTTATAAAGGAAGTCGGGTTAGCCATTCGTCATAGGAGCACAGCAAAACTGCGCGCCGCATGTGCAAATTTCCACCCACAGTGTATGGTGGAAAGTGAGTATTTTGCTCAAAAGTTTTTTGCAAAATACCAACTAGCATCGTTTCTCAAGAAGTACCCGGAAACGGGCGACGACTCGAGAACAAAGGCCATTGAGAAATTTCATCTAGACGAGCAGACTTGCTCGTCATATAATGAATATAATCATAGGGCTTTGCTAGCATTGGACGAGAAACATCCGTCCTTTCTTGGAATTATCCAAGAAATCCAGAATGATATACTGGGTTTGCTAGGCGATTTTCCGAACTTGGATACGCTCGTTGGCTTATCCAAACACGGTCCTGGTACTTCTGTAGAGAGTAGGCTGTACAAGATGGGCAAGGTCACTAGTTTTTACAAGTGGTCCTCGCTCCCCTATACAGTCACTCCCCTCGCTGTGCCTTACGCAAAAATGGCTATATCTTCTGACCCCAGATGGATCGGGGCTCTTGACGACTGGTATAGACGCCAAGAAAAGATAAAAATCGGCTACCCTATTAATGTCGAGGACTTTTGGTCCAAGGTGTTAAAGGTAGTCCGACATAGCCGAGTTGCCACTGTGCCGAAGTCCGCAGAAATTGATCGGACTATTTGCATTGAGCCGTTACTCAACGTTTAC